TCCTGTGTCGGAGTTTACCCCGACGCGAGCTTCCGGCGACAAGATCATGCGGGCAAATAGCGTTAGCGATATGTTTGCCTCTGGTATAGTGTGGGCGCCCGAGACGCGATGGGCCGATGAGGTTATTGAGGAATGCGCCTCTTTCCCGAATGGGGCTCACGATGACTATGTTGACGCGGTGATTATGGCTCTCATGAGATACAGGCAGGGTGGTTTCGTCCGACTGCCGTCTGACTATGATGATGAGCCTGAGCTTCCGCGTCGTGCAGATTATTACTGAGGGGATTGGCCGTGGCTGTTGATAAAGCGATGAACCCGCTGGGTAATCCCTCCGACAGCGGCCTTGAGGTTGAGATTCTGAATCCGGATGCTGTCTCGATTGAGACGGAAGACGGTGGCGCTCTGGTCATTCTTGGGCCTGAGCTTTCCCAAGAGATGATGCCGGGGTTCCATGACAATCTGGCTGAACACATGGACCCGAGCGACCTTGGCGCTCTGGGCCATGAACTCCTGGATGATTTTGAATCTGACAGCCGCTCCAGGGAAGATTGGGAAGACACATACAAGAAGGGCCTCGACCTCCTCGGACTGAAGATCGAGGACCGCTCTAGCCCCTGGCCGGGCGCGTGCGGCGTCTTCCATCCCATTCTCTCTGAGGCAGCAGTTCGCTTCCAGTCGCAGGCTATCATGGAGACCTTCCCTGCTGGGGGTCCCGTGAAGACCAAGATTGTGGGCAGGATTACTCCTGAGCGCGAGCGGCAGGCTCTGCGGGTCAAGAATGACCTGAACTACATCCTGACCGAGAAGATGTCCGAGTACAGGAACGAGCATGAGCGGATGCTGTTCGCTCTTCCGTTGGCTGGGGCAGCATTCAAGAAGGTGTACTTCGACCCGACACTGGGTCGCCCGGCGTCGATCTATGTCCCGGCTGAGGACTTTGTTGCCCCTTATGGGGCATCCGATCTCCAGACCGCCAATCGCTATACGCATATCATGCGGAAGCACCCGAACGAGATTCGGAAGCTTCAGGTCATGGGCTTCTATCGGGACGTTGATCTCTCTCAGCCCGTTCCTGACAGGAACGAGATTCAACGCACCAAGGACAAGCTGGCTGGTGAAGAGCAGATCGATACCGATGACCGGCACATGCTGCTGGAGATGCACATCGATCTCGATCTTCCTGGCTACGAGGACGTGGGCAAGGATGGCGAGCCGACCGGCATCGCTCTTCCCTATGTCGTGACGGTCGAGCGTTCGACGGGCGTGATCCTGTCGATCTACCGGAACTGGAAGCAGGACGACGAACTGAAGCTGAAGCGTCAGCACTTCGTCCAGTATGGGTATATCCCTGGTTTCGGCTTCTACCCGTTCGGTCTGATTCATCTCGTCGGCGGCATTGCCAAGTCTGCTACGTCGATCCTGCGTCAGCTTGTGGATGCGGGCACGCTGGCCAACCTTCCTGCTGGCCTGAAGTCTCGCGGCCTTCGGATCAAAGGCGACAGCACGCCCCTGATGCCGGGCGAGTTCCGGGACGTGGATATCTCGTCCGGAGCCATTAAGGACAACATCACCTTCCTGCCCTACAAGGAGCCGTCTCAGGTTCTCGCTGGCCTCCTGGGTACGCTGGTTGAGGAAGGCCGTCGCTTTGCGTCGATTGCTGATCTTCAGATTGGTGACGCCAACCAGAGCGCCCCCGTTGGAACGACGCTGGCTCTGATGGAGCGAGCGATGAAGGTGATGTCTGCCGTGCAGGCGCGTCTTCATGCCTCGATGAAGCACGAGCTTGATCTTCTGGTGGATATCATCCGCGTCCACATGAAGGGTAACTACGAATACGAGACGGACATGGGTGCGACTCGCACCGATGATTATGATGGCAGAATTGATGTCATCCCCGTCACCGACCCGAATGCTGCCTCTCTGTCGCAGCGAGTGGTTCAGTATCAGGCGGCGCTTCAGTTGGCCGCTCAGGCCCCACAGATGTACGATCTGCCCGAGCTTCATCGACAGATGCTGACTGTCCTTGGCATTCAGGACCCCGGTAAGATCATCCCTAGCACGGATGAGAAGAAGCCGATGGACCCTGTCTCTGAGAACATGGCGATCCTGTCTGGTAAGCCCGTGAAGGCGTTTCTGTACCAAGATCACGAAGCCCACATTAAGGTCCACATGGCCGCGATGCAGGACCCGAAGATTCTTCAGCTTGTGGGGCAGTCGCCCCAGGCGTCTGCAATCCAGGCAGCGGCGATGGCTCACATCGCAGAGCATATTGGATTCCAGTATCGCCGTGAGATCGAGGATCAGCTTGGCGTCGAACTGCCGCCGCCTGACGAACATCTGCCCGAAGACATTGAGGTTGCCCTCTCCAAGCTGATTGCAGACGCGGCTGGCAAGCTTCTCCAGAAGGACCAAGCCGAAGCCCAGATGCAGGAAATCCAGCAGAAGATGCAGGACCCTGTTGTCCAGGCTCAGATGCAGGACGCCCAGAACAAGGCGGCTGAAATCCAGAGGAAGACGCTCAAGGATCGCGCCGACCAGATGGCGCGTCAGCGTCAGCAGCAGATTGAACTTGAGCGGATCGCCTCTCAGGAGCGGATTGCTGGGGTCAATGCCGGGATCAAGGCAATGTCCCAGAAGCAGTCCAATGACCAGCGTGGCGACTACGACAACGCAAAGATCAAGCTCGACGCCATGCGTCTTGGCGCTGATCTGATGAAGGGCAAGTGATGCCAGCTTCCGAGGAAAACGTCCTGGAGTTTCTTCGTCAGAAATTCCGGGAGATGATGAACATCCACGCAGACCACATTGCTACTGGCGGTGTGGTTGACTGGGCCGATTATCGGCATCAGGTTGGTGTTATTGAGGGTTTGGCGAAAGCCGAAAGAGAACTGCTTGACCTAGAGGAACGCCTCAGTCGGCAGGACTAATCGCCCATTGTGGGTGCAGGGTATCGCACGACCCTAACAGTGCGCTCAAAGGACTACCATGCTTAACGTTGATATCAAGATGCCGGACGGAGATGCTGTTCGAGGGGCAACTCAGCTTCCTCAACCGGCTGGCTTCAAGCTTCTGATTGCTCTTCCTGAGCTTGAGGAAAAGACGGACTCTGGCATCTACTTGCCGGAACAGGTGCGGGAAAAGGAATCTCTTGCAACTGTTGTTGGCTTCGTCCTAAAGATGGGGTCACTCGCCTATAAAGACCCTGCCAAGTTCCCGGATGGCGCTTGGTGCAAGGAAGGGGATTGGGTTTTGTTCCGTGCTTACAGCGGCACCCGTATCAAGATTCATGGCCGGGAGTTCCGGATCATCAATGATGATACTGTCGAGGGTGTTGTTGAAGACCCGCGTGGGATTGCACGGGCATGAGCGCGACCCGGAAGGCTGAAGAGTCCGACGAGGACTTCACCGTCGAAATTGTGGATGACACCCCGGACGAGGATCGCGGCAAAGCGATTGCCCCGGAGGTCACCGATAACGACGACGACATCACGGTAAAAGACGACGAGATCGCCAACTACCGTGAGTCTTGGAAGCAGCGCCTGAAGGAGCTTTCCTTCAAGAGCAACGCCGAGCGGCGAGCCAAGGAGCTTGCCGCCAAGGAACGCGACGAGGCAATTCAGCTTGCCCAGCGCCTTGCTGAAGAGAACAAGAAGTACCGCGAACTCGCCGGTAACACGGAGAAGTTTGCTGCCGATCAAGCCAAGGCTCGTGCCGAGTCTGACATCAGCGCCACCAAGAGGCTGATGAAGGAAGCGTTCGAGGCTGGCGAGACCGACAAGTTCCTGGACTATCAGGAGCAGCTTCAGCGTTTCGTGAATGAGCATGATCGGTATGCGAACTACAAGCCGGTTGCTCTGCCCGAGCCGCAGTATGAGATTCCCCAAGTTCGTCCTCAGCCGGATGCAAAGGCCGTCGAGTGGGCCGGGCGTAATTCCTGGTTCGAGGGGCAGAACGAGCTTGAGAAGGAGATGACGGGTTACGCCTATGCTGTCAGCGATATGCTGATCCGAGAGCATAAGCTCGACCCGCGTGGTGATAAGTACTACGAGGAAATCACGCAGCGCGTTCAGCGCCGTTTCCCCGAGTACTTCCAGAAACCTGAGCCGGAAATTGACGCGACGGCTAAGGTGGCATCGGTGGTCGCTCCCGCTACTCGTAGCACCAAGACCAACCGCACAGTGCGTCTCACGCCGTCTCAGGTTTCGCTAGCCAAGAGATTCGGCCTTACCCCCGAGCAATACGTTGCTCAGTATCTGAAGGATTACGGTCATGGCTGACCGCACCCCCCGCGACCTTGAAACGCGCGAACAGCAGATTCGCCCGACTTCTTGGCGCCCCCCTTCGATCCTTCCTGATCCTAAGCCTGAGCCGGGGTATGTCTTCCGCTGGGTCCGCACGAGCATGATGAACTCGGTGGACAACACCAATGTCAGCAAGCAGTTACGCGAGGGCTATGTGCCTGTTCGTGCCGAAGATCATCCTGAACTGATGCTGGCAGCCGACAAAGACAGTCGCTTTAAGGGCAACATCGAAGTCGGTGGTCTCCTTCTGTGTAAGATTCCGGAGGAAGTCGTGCGGCAGCGTGCGGCTTACTATGGGAATATGGCGCAACAGCAGATGGACAGCGTGGACAACAATCTGATGCGCGAGAGCGATCCTCGTATGCCGGTCCTTCGTCCGGAGCGGTCTTCGAGGACCACGTTTGGTCGTGGTCCCAGGGAATAATTCTTTGGGCCATATCTCCCAACCCCACATGGAAAGGTAACGGAAAGTGGCTTCGACCTCTTCCCCGTATGGGCTTCGTCCCATCAACCTTCTGGGTGGTCAGGGCTATGCTGGTTCGACTCGCGAGTATGCGATTCCCGCTAGCTATGCCGTGAACATTCAGTATGGCGACCCGGTGATCATCACCAACACGGGTTCGACCCGTGGTACTCTGGCGCGCTTCAACGCCACCACGACCGCCGCGACTATCACCTCGACGGGTGGTGGCTTTGGTTATGTCGGCGTGTTCGTGGGCGTCACGTTCACCGATCCGGTTTACGGCACGGTGTTCCGCCAGAACTATACGGCTGGCAACACGGCGACCGACATCCAGGCTTATGTCGTGGATGACCCGGACGCTCTGTTCCAGGTGCAGGCTGACGACAGCCTCGGTCAGACGGCTCTGGGCTGCAATGCGGCTCTGATCCAGACGGTTGCTGGCAGCAGCGGCGTAAACATCAACTCTGGCGTTGGCCTCGATGCCTCCAGCATCGCGACGACCAACACTCTGCCGGTTCGCATTGTTGACTTCGTCAACAGCACGACCAGCCAGATTGGTGATGCGTTCACCGACGTGATCGTGCGTATCAACACGCACTTCCACCGCACCGGCAATACCGGCTCTGCCGGTACGGCTGCTAGCTAAGGAGGCTGTGAAAGATGGCTATTTCACGCGCACAGCTTCTCAAGGAACTGCTTCCGGGCCTGAACGCTCTGTTCGGTCTGGAGTACAAGCGGTACGCTGAGGAGCATAAGGAAATCTACGAGACTGAAAACTCGGAGCGTTCCTTTGAAGAAGAAGTGAAGCTCTCGGGCTTTGCTGCTGCCCCGGTCAAGAACGAAGGTGCGGCGATTGCGTACGACAACGGCCAGGAAGCCTGGACCGCTCGTTATACGCATGAGACCATCGCGTACGGCTTTTCCATCACCGAAGAGGCGATGGAAGACAACCTGTACGACAGCCTGTCTGCTCGTTACACCAAGGCGCTTGCGCGCTCGATGGCGTTCACGAAGCAGGTGAAGGCTGCGTTCCCGCTGAACAACGGCTTCACCAGCTACCAGTCTGGTGACGGCGTTACGCTGTTCAACACCCAGCATCCGCTGGTGTCGGGTGGCTACAACAGCAACCGCCCCGCCACGGCGACCGACCTGAACGAGACCAGCCTTGAGGCTGCTGTCATTCAGATCGCCGCCTGGACGGATGAGCGTGGTCTGCTGATCGCGGCCCGTCCGCGTAAGCTGATTGTGCCGCCGTCGAACATGTTCGTTGCCACCCGACTGCTGGAGACGGAACTCCGTACCGGCACGGCTGACAACGACATCAACGCGCTGAAGTCCAACGGGTCTATCCCCGAGGGCTATACGGTCAACCACTTCCTGACCGACCCGAACGCGTGGTTCCTCATCACCGACATCCCGAACGGCATGAAGCACTTTGTGCGTTCGCCGCTCGCCACGTCGATGGATGGGGACTTCGACACGGGCAACGCGCGCTACAAGGCTCGCGAGCGTTACAGCTTCGGCGTGTCTGACCCGCTGGGCATCTTCGGTTCGCCCGGCTCGTCGTAAGACGGTCCGCACGCCGAATAACGGGCAGGGGGCTTCGGCCCCCTGCTTTTTTTGTGCTTGCTGTAACCTTTCTAGACCGGGCATAATGTGGGTGATTCCGGGCAAACCGGCTTCACTGACTGTCCCGGCAGACATGAACGAGACAGTGAAGCCATAGTGTGTGAGAAAAACGATGGCGTTCACCACGTTTTCCGGCC